AGATCGCACTGAGGATTTGGTTCGCAGTAGCACTCGTGAGATACGCGATGCTATGGATACAGTACAGAAAGATGCGCGTGAGATGATAGACGCGGCAGATGATCGGTTTGAGACTCGACGTGAGCAATTACGAGCCTCTCAAGATCAAGACATAAAGGAGCTGGAAGAGCGGTTAGAGGCGCTAGTCCAGAAAGCATTAGACAACCCACTGGCGGATCAGTAATGAATACAGCAGAAGAGGCGCTCAAGCGCATTGAGATACATGAGGCAGAATGTAAGTTAATGCGCGAAATGATTGAGAAGCGTCTCGATCAGGGCGGTGAACGATTCAACAAGCTAGAGCGAATGATCATGGCCATGTACCCATTCATCATTGCGGCTTTAGGAGCGGCGGAGTACTTAAGATGAAGTTTGATGCAATCAAAGGTTTGGTGGGTGATTTAGCTCCCACGCTTGGAGCGGCTCTTGGTGGCCCTGTAGGCGGCGCTGCGGCAGGCATGTTGGCGCAAGTGCTAGGTTGTGAGCCTACGCCACAGAAGATCGAGAAGGCTCTACAGACGGCTACGCCAGAGCAACTGGCTGAGATCAAAAAGGCTGAACTTGACTTCGAAGTTAAGATGAAAGAGCTTGAGGTTGATGTATTCACGTTAGAAACGAAGGATATACAACATGCAAGAGAATCGTTTTCGGAAGATTGGACGGCAAGAGCTATTGCACTTCTGTCCATACTGCTTTTTGGCGGCTATGTTTTGCTCGTTACTCTCCAGCCTGCTGATGACAACGACCTCAATGTCGTTAACCTGGTGCTGGGCTATCTCGGGGGTATCGTGTCTTCTGTGGTGAGTTTCTACTTTGGTGCTAGTAAGTCGGGGGGCAAATGAACGAACTTATAGAGCAGTTAAAAAAACATGAGGGCGTGGAGACTCACGTCTATAAGTGTACAGCGGGCTACGAGACTATCGGTGTTGGTCGTAATATTGCAGAGTCTGGGCTGGGCTTGAGTTCAGACGAGATTGACTACCTGTTACAGAACGACATCAATCGTTGTGTACGCGAGCTAGCATACGCTTTTGACTGGTTTGCTAGCCTTGATGGTGTACGCCAAGACGCTATGGTCAACCTAGCGTTTAATCTAGGTATGACCCGTTTACAGCAGTTTAAGCTAGCGTTAGATGCTATGGAGCGTGGCGATTACGCACGCGCTTCGGCAGAGTTCCTAGACAGTCGATGGGCCAAGCAAGTTGGTAACCGAGCCATCGAAGTAACCTACATGATCCGCGTAGGCGAATATCCCTAAACAAATCTGTTGACAACATAAATGTGTTGTAGTTCACTCGTCCTGTCACAAGGAGGAGTTGACTATGCTTATGAAAGAAATCCCACTCTGCTGTGGTCAGAAATTAGGGATGTATGGATATCAAACTACACGAGGCAATAGCGTCTACCAGATAAAGGTAATCGACGCTAAAACCTCAGAAATTCTCTCTATCGGAAAGCCAGTTCATCATTTACTACATCAGGCTGAAGAGCAGTTCCAGCAAGCATCCCGTATGCTGGGAGGTCAGTCATTATGAAGACAAGAGCAAGAGTTTGGTTTTATCTGGACGGTCAGAGAGTTTCTCGGATCGTTGACAGCGAGCATTGGATGGAACCCAACGATGCAGTTTGGCACGAGCTAGGGAAGCCCAGCACACCCTTTATATACCACTACGAAGAAGTGACTATGCAAACGCATAAGCCACGTAGCGGTCGTATGTCTGTAAAAGCGCAATTCAAACCTGAGCACGGCATCACAACAACACTGCAAATAAGAGGCCAGTAATGCCTTTTAAAACCGTAGTATGGGAGCGCGCCAAGATCTTGATCATGGGTGGTTACCGTCAAGACGAAGTTGTTGATATATTGGCCTTAGAGTTCCAGTTCGACGAGTTCCAGCAGGAAGACTTACCCGCACTGGTACGACATCAAGCCAGATACTTCGGGGGTAAAGATGATAATTCAGATAGCAGTTGAGGATGCCTACAAGATAGGCGAGAACTCAGAAGAGTTTATGGGCGCACTGATCGACGATTACGACGATGGAATGCTTTGGGTGGTCGCCGACCCAGCGGAGATTGAGATCGAAGCTAAATGGTGGCAGACGAAAGAACCCCACGAGTTTTGGGGCCAAAAGGGATACGAGTCACTCACTGAGTATGAGATTTACAGTTGTACTTGGCATGGCTACGTCATCATTAATGAAGAGGAAGTGTTTGAAAAAGTGGAGTTAGACAATGTCTAAGAAAGCAAATGTCCCAGAAAAGGTAGGAGCGGTACTGCGGAAGATTGGTGCAGACCCCGCAACTGCTGGATGGGATTGTCATGGAACGTACGTGTTGTTGCACAAGACTTTAGAGAAAGTCGCTGCGGCAGAGGGAGTAAAGTTTGGTCCGCCTGAGATCCTAGTGCACGACATAGAAAACAAGCGCGTGGCAATTCTCGTCAGCGGGTGGTTGAACGGTCGTGAGGAATGGTCAATTGGTGAGACGGCTGAGTACAACAACAAGAACACCTATCCATACGCTATGGCTGAGAAGCGAGCGAAGGACAGGGTGATCCTGAAGCTAGTAGGTTTGCACGGAGACGTGTACAGCGAGGACGAGGCTGATGACTTTAACCAGCGTAATGAGGTTTACAAGGAAGAGGCCAGCGTCAACGCTAAGAAGGAGTTTGTAGAGTATATGAAGCTACTGCGTGAAAACATTGATTGGTGTTACAGCGCCGCGGCTCATATCGCTAACGAGGATTGGTATGCGTTAGCGGGGCAATGGAAGGACATAGACGACGACACAATGTCTAAGTTGTTTATTGCCACAAGTAACGGTGGGTTCTTTACCACCAAAGAGCGGGAGAGATGCAAAGTCAATCCCGAATTCAGCAAAGCACGGAAGGATGTAGCGAATGGAGTATGACAACGAATTGCAGGGCGCACTGTTCCGCAACGACAAGAAGTCGAAAGAGACTGACAGGGACTTTCAAGGTGAAGTCACGGTCGAGGGGAAGGAATACTGGATCAGCTCTTGGATAAATGAGGGCAAAGAAGGTCGCAAGTATTTCAAGCTCAAGCTGAAGCCAAAGGACGATGCTCCAGCAAAGCCTGCGGCTAAGCAATCTAATAGTTTCACTAACGAGGATATCCCGTTTTGAACTACATCAACTGCGGGCGGTGCTTAGGTATCGCCCAATCTAAGTTTGGTCTTACTAATGTGGATGTCGCTGAGAAGTTAGATGTGCATCCACAGCAGGTCTCTCGGTGGAAGAATGGCGAAAATATGAAGCTGCACACCATACAAGACTTGTGTGAGGCATTTGGAATTACATTAGAAGAGTTCTTCTCGTTGACCTAAAAAAAGCCCCCACGAGGGGGGCAAATGTCACGAAGCGGGAAGGAGTCCCAAGCGGAGTATATAACAGAAAGATGTCCGTACAAAAAATACTAGAACGGCTAGAGCACGTTCGCAAAGTCTCTGGGGATCAATGGGTAGCAGTTTGCCCATCACATGATGACAGAAGCCCGAGCTTGCACGTCAGAGAGAAAGACGACGGCAGGATACTCATACACTGCAAAGCAGGTTGCGGCGCAACTGAAGTCTTAGACTCTATAGGTTTAAGTTATAACGATTTGTTTCCTGATTCAGATAAGGAATATAGAGCGTTTAGTCGAGTCAAAGACCACACCGTAGATGACTTCGTCGTCGAGATCTGGAACGCTGATCGCAAACTAGGTCGCAAACCAAGCAAGGCTGACAAAGAAAGGTATCGTCAAGCGTTAATGCGTGGTGGGAAAGAGACAGGCTGGGTAGATGAGATACTTGATAACACATGAGTATCGCGGCAGTCAGTTGGGCACTGAACGAAGTGCGGGGGTTACGCGCTGCTGAAAAAGCAATCCTAATAGCTTTAGCGGATAGAGCAGATGCCGATGGGTACTGCTTTCCAAGCTACAAAGACATTAGTGATCGCAGTGGCGCGCACAGAGAAACGATCAGCACAGCTTTGAACAAGTTTGAGGAGCTGGGGCTGATACAGCGGAAACGGAGGTACAGCAAATCTAATGAATACTACTTGTGCGTCACACATCGAGAACCAATCAGAGTCGAAGAAAAGAAGGCGGAAAACAACAAGCAAGACGGCTTCGATAATTTCTGGTCGGCCTATCCCCGTAAGACTGCTAAGAAGCCAGCGTCACAAGCGTGGGGCGCGCTAAACAACAAAGATAAGAAAGCTGCAATCGAAGGTTTAAGCACCTACGAATTCAGTAAGGAAACGAGGTTTATCCCACATCCAGCGACGTGGATACGTCAGCGCAGGTGGGAGGATATTGAATCTGTCACGATTCAGTCAGGAGGGTTAGAGATTTGAAAAGTGTAGCGCGTGCATTTGATTTCACAGATGCAGACTTGCAAGAGATTTACCGTCGGTCAGAAGCGGCTGATGTCATTACTATTCCACAGATACGTGATGAGTTCTTAGCGGAAATACAGTCAGACCCTAAGACCACAGGCTATCC